TAACATTCAAATATCATACAAATTTGAATTCTAAATTTTGGTCTAACAATAAGTTAGATTCTAAAGTTAGAATGAGGTTAATTCAAATTGCAAGAGAATGGGCAAAGTTTGCAAGTATTCCTGAATCTGCGATAAAAGATATCATTTTTGTTGGAGGAAACGCAAACTATAATTACACAGAGTTTTCTGACATTGATTTGCATTTAGTCGTAGACAAAGATAAATTACCAGATTGTCCAGATCTTATTGACGATTTCTTAAAGGATAAAAAACAACTTTGGGCATTAACTCATGATATTAAAATATATGGTCATGACGTAGAGTTATATGCTGAAGAGGAAGGAACTGAAAGACCTGCAAATCAAGGAGTTTATTCTGTAAAATTTAATAAGTGGTTGATGCTTCCTAAGAAAATGGAAAAGGATGTTGACTTTAGGTTGCTAAAAACAAAATCTCGTGCTATGATGGATAAGATTGACTTTCTTATTCAAAATAAATCAAATGATTTTGAAGAATTAGAAAAATTAAAAACCAAAATAAGAGAGATGAGATCTGCTGGTATCAGAAAAGGTGGAGAGTTTTCTATTGAAAATTTAGTTTTCAAAGAACTTAGAAACAGTGGATACCTAGATAAGTTATCTACATACATTACAAAAACAAAAGATAGAAGTTTATCATTAGAAAGTTATGACTGTTAAAATTGCAATGCTTAAATCTGGCGAAGATGTTATTGCAGATGTAAAAGAAGTTGTTTTTAAAGATCCAGAAACACAACAAGAAAGACCATTGTTGTATGTTTTTGAAAAACCATACATTGTAAAACTTACTGAACCTGAAATTTTATTAGAAGAAGAAGCAAAATCAGTTTCTATTCTTTTCTATCCTTGGGCTCCAATGTCTAAGGACAAAGAATTTTATGTTGACAAAGATTGGGTAGTTACATTATACGAACCCCAAGAAGATATTGCAAAATCTTATACGGAGAGAAAGGATGGAGGAAGAAATGATCGACATGATGGAACAACTGACGGAGGAAGCATCTCCGAAAGTAGTGAAGTGTATCTTACTGAAGAATCATTATTGGATGATAACGGAGATTCAGGAACTGAGAGTTGATTACGAATTAAATCTTCCTAATTGTAAGTTAGTCAAACCTTATCAAATTGATATGGTATATGATTATAAAGAACAAGAACAAAAAAAATGGGAAGAGCGTCCAATTGTAAATATTGGTAAAACTGATTACGAAATCAAATATGAGATCTACCCTTGGAAAGAATTTACTGATGATGATGAGGTCTTGATTTTTTCGGACTACCTTGTTACAATAGTGGAACCCAAACCAGAACTTCTGGAAGCATACCTTCAAGCAACGGAGTGATTAATTTTGCGTTTCTATACTAATGTCCAGATGGTTGGTGATGACTTTCTGGTTCGTGGATATGATAACGGAAGGCATTTTATTGATCGTGAGAAATATTATCCCACGGTCTTTTTGCCTTCTAAAAAGAAGACAGAATATACAACTCTAGAAGGAAATTATGTAGAACCAGTTAAACCTGGAACTGTCAGAGAATGTAGAGAATTCTATAAAAAGTATCAAGATGTAGAAAATTTTACAATCTATGGTAATAGTAGGTATATCTATCAATATATTTCAGACAAGTATCCTGAAGATGAAATTCAATTCGACCTGAATAAAATTAAACTGATTACTATTGATATTGAGGTTGCTTCTGAAAATGGATTCCCCACTGTAAAAGAATGTATAGAAGAAGTTCTTGCAATCACTATTCAAGATTACAGTACGAAAAAAATCTATACTTGGGGAATTGGTCAATTTCAAAATACTAATCCAGACATTCAGTATTTTGAATGTTGGACTGAAAAAGAACTTCTATCCAAATTCTTAAATTGGTGGGAAGAAAATCCTCCAGAAGTAATTACGGGATGGAACTGTTCTTTATATGATATTCCATATATTGTAGGTAGATTGGAAAAGGTTCTTGGAACCAGAGATATGAAAAGAATATCTCCATGGAAACTTGTAACTCAGGAGGAAATGTTTGTCAAAGGTCAATCTCATACCGTATGTGATATTGGTGGAATTACTATTCTTGATTATCTTGATCTATATAAGAAATTTACTTATACTAACCAAGAAAGATATTCCTTGGACCATATTGCATCTGTCGAACTGGGTGAGAAAAAACTAGATCACACTGAGTATGATACGTTCAAAGAATTTTATACCAAAGATTGGCAAAAGTTTATTGAGTATAATATTAAAGACGTACAACTTGTAGATCGTCTAGAAAGTAAAATGAAACTAATTGAACTTGCTATTACTATGGCGTTCGATGCTAAAGTTAATTTTACTGATGTTTTCTTTCAGGTTCGAACTTGGGATGCTATTATCTACAATTATCTGAAGAAAAGAAATATTGTTATTCCTCCAAAAGAGGAGGCAAATAAGGATGATAAGTATGAAGGTGCTTATGTAAAAGAACCTATACCAGGACTTTATGATTGGGTAGTTAGTTTTGACTTGAATTCCCTATACCCACATTTAATCATGCAGTACAACATAAGTCCAGAAACTCTTATAGAGGGGAAGCATAGTTCGATTAGTGTAGATAAAGTATTAAATCAAACTTTTGAATTTGATTTAGATGAAGATTATGCTATATGTCCTAATGGGGCAATGTACCGTAAAGACATTTATGGATTTCTCCCACAGTTAATGCAAGCAAAGTATGATGAGCGTGTAAACTGGAAAAAACTTCAACTTGCTACAGAGCAAGAATATGAAAAAACAAAGGATGAAAAACTGAAGAATACTATTGCTAAAGCAAAGATTTTCCAGATGGCAAAAAAGATTCAGTTAAACTCTGCTTATGGTGCTGTTGGAAATCAATATTTTAGATATTATAAACTTGAAAATGCAGAAGCAATTACAACTTCTGGTCAAGTTGCTATTCGATGGATTGAACAAAAACTCAATCAATACTTAAATAAAATTCTCAAAACTGACTGTAAAGATTATGTTATTGCTTCTGATACTGATTCTGTTTATCTCTGTCTTGATGATTTGGTTCAAAATGTATACAAAGGCAGAGAGAAAACTACTGAGGTCGTTGTCTCATTCCTTGATAAGATCTGTAGGGTGGAATTTGAAAAGTATATTCAAAGTTCTTATGAAGAATTGGCGGAATACTTAAACGCATATCAGCAAAAAATGCAGATGAAACGAGAGTGTATTGCTGATCGTGGAATCTGGACTGCTAAGAAAAGATACATTCTTAATGTTTGGGATAGTGAAGGTGTTCGCTATTCAGAACCTAAACTTAAAATGATGGGAATTGAGGCAGTTAAATCATCTACACCAGCACCATGTAGACAAATGATTAAGGATGCTCTTAAATTAATGATGAATGGTACTGAAGATGATATAATTAAATTTGTATCTAAGTGTAAAACTGAATTTAAAAATCTTCCCCCAGAAGAAATATCTTTTCCAAGATCAGTTAGTGATGTTATTAAGTACAAAGAAGTAGATTTAATTTATAAAAAAGGAACTCCTATTCATGTGAGAGGAGCATTACTGTATAATTATTATGTCAAGAAGAATGGACTTGACAAAAAGTATGCTTTGATTAATAATGGTGAGAAGATCAAATTTTGCTATTTGAAAAAACCAAACCCAATTCATGAAAACGTTCTTTCTTTCATTCAAAATTTTCCAAAAGAAATTGGACTAGAAAAATATGTGGACTACAATCTTCAGTTTGAAAAGTCATTTTTGGAACCACTTAAATCAATCCTAAATTGTATTGGATGGAGTTGTGAAGAGCGTTCAACATTAGAATCATTTTTTGTATAGGAGTATTATGGATTTTTTAAAAGACATTGTAAAAGAAATTGGTGGAGAATACACACAACTTGCATCAGATATTGAAGAATCTGAAACTTATGTGGACACAGGTTCGTACATTTTTAATGCTCTTGTCAGTGGGAGTATCTTTGGTGGCGTATCTGGTAACAAAATTACTGCAATCGCAGGTGAAACGTCTACTGGTAAAACTTTCTTTTCCCTGGCAGTCGTCAAGAATTTTCTGGACAATAATCCTGATGGATATTGTTTGTATTTTGATACTGAAGCTGCAATCACTAAAAATCTCCTCGAAAGTAGAGGAATTGATATTTCTAGATTGGTTGTTGTTAATGTAGTTACTGTAGAGGAATTTAGGGGTAAAGCATTAAAAGCAGTAGATATTTACCTCAAAAAACCTATAGAAGAACGCAAGCCTTGTATGTTTGTTTTAGATTCTTTAGGAATGCTTTCTACCGAAAAAGAAATCACCGATGCACTGAACGATAAGCAAGTTCGTGATATGACCAAATCTCAATTGGTAAAAGGTGCTTTCCGTATGCTAACCCTTAAGTTGGGTCAGGCAAATATTCCAATGATAGTTACCAATCACACTTATGATGTTATTGGTGCTTATGTTCCCACTAAGGAAATGGGTGGCGGTAGTGGTCTTAAATATGCTGCTTCTACGATCATCTATCTTGGTAAGAAAAAAGAGAAAGATGGAACTGAAGTCGTTGGAAATATCATTAAAGCAAAAACTGCTAAATCGCGTTTGAGTAAAGAGAATCAAGAAGTTGAAGTTCGTCTCTATTATGATGAACGTGGTCTTGATCGTTATTATGGTCTTCTTGAACTCGGTGAAATTGGTGGACTTTGGAAGAACGTAGCAGGACGCTATGAAATCGATGGCAAAAAAATATATGGTAAAGAAATATTAAAAAATCCTGACAAGTATTTTACTGAAGACATTATGAAAAAACTTGACCAGATCGCCAAAGTAGAGTACAGTTATGGACACACCGATGTAGAAGATGATGGAACGGATTGAAACTACAATTTTATCTAATCTAATTTATCACGAAGAATATTGTAGAAAGGTCCTTCCATTTTTAAAATCTGAATATTTTAACGATAACAAAGAAAGAGTCATATTTGAAACAATCTGTGAGTTTGTTGTCAAGTATGGAAAAATGATAACCAAAGAAATTCTTTACATTGAACTAGACAGTCGTAAAGATATTTCTGATTCTGAACTTTTAGAATCAAATCAAGTTGTAAATGATATATCTCAAAATAGTGTAGATTATCAATGGTTACTTAACACTACAGAAAAATGGTGCCGTGATCGCGCCATTTATTTGGCACTTATGGAATCTATCCATATTGCTGATAATGAAGATGGTAAAAAGAATCGTGATTCAATTCCTCATATTTTAAGTGAAGCATTATCTGTTTCATTCGATAATAATATTGGACACGATTACATTAAAGATTACGAAAATCGATTTGACTTTTATCATAAAGATGAAGAGAAAATTCCTTTTGATTTAGATCTGTTTAATAAAATTACTAAAGGTGGATTGCCAAACAAAACACTTAATGTTGCTCTTGCTGGAACAGGTGTAGGTAAATCTCTTTTCATGTGCCATCTTTCAAGTGCTGTTTTGCTGCAAGGAAAAAACGTCTTGTATATTACTTTAGAGATGTCTGAAGAAAAAATTGCAGAACGTATTGATGCTAATCTCTTGAATGTAAATGTCCAATCTCTTGTAGATCTTTCTAGATCTGACTTTGAAAATAAGATCTTAAAGTTATCTAAAAAAACCCAGGGAAAACTTATCATTAAAGAGTATCCAACAGCATCTGCACATGTTGGACATTTCAAAGCACTATTGAATGAATTATCACTTAAAAAATCATTTAAACCTGATATTATTTTTGTTGACTATTTGAATATTTGTGCATCTTCTCGATATAAAGGAACTGCTGTAAATTCATATACTTATGTTAAAGCAATCGCAGAAGAACTTCGTGGACTTGCAGTAGAACATAATGTTCCAATTGTGAGTGCTACACAAACTACCCGAAGTGGTTATGGAAATAGTGACATTGATCTTACAGATACTAGTGAATCATTTGGACTTCCTGCTACAGCAGATTTCATGTTTGCATTAATTAGTTCAGAAGAACTGGAAAATCTGGGTCAAATAATGATTAAACAACTTAAAAACAGATATAATGATCCTACAATGTATAAACGATTTGTTGTAGGAATTGATCGTGCCAAAATGAGATTGTATGACGTTGACCAGTCCGCACAAAAAGACATACTTGACAGCGGACAGGATGAGGTGTATAATCAAAAGGAACAACCAACTAAGAAAACATTCGAAGGATTTAAATTCTAATGATTAAAACTAAAATTGATTTTGATAACTATATTGATTTTGTTGATGACGTTACAAGCAATGCATCAAAAGATCATGTTGTATTTTCTCAAAGAGTAAATGGTCTCTATGCCAATGGTTGCGAAATCCAACGTCTTCTTACCGCTGCTGTTGGAATGTCCGCAGAGGCAGGAGAATTTATGGAAAT